TTACAGACTATGAGAGAAATGAACCCAGGACAGGCTGCAGGAAATGGTCAAATAGACTATTACGATTATTCTGCTAAAATGTTAGATACAACTAACACATACGCTACAGGTACTGGATATAACGAGAAAAACAAAATGCTTGTTATGGTTCACTCTGGTGATGAAGGTTCAAATACTGCTAAAACAATTCACATTTTCAAATCAAGTAAATGTTTAAACAAAGTTGACAGAATTAAAGATTACTTTGACGCTGTAACTTCAACTGAATATTGGACAGACACTTGGACAATTAACAACAACAAAAACATTTGTGTTGCTGTTGGTAATAACGAGTGGGTTGGTTTTGGATACAAACACGGTAACTCAATGAAATACGCTGCTTACAATTGTAAGAACGGACAAGGATTGGGAACTACTGCTGCTGCTAGAGTTTATATCGGCTTCCAAGATTTTGCTGGTTCAACTACAACATCTTATAGTGCTGAAAACTCTAACTACCTATACACTAAATTTAATCATACTTGGGACGGTACTTGGGGAATGATTTACGGTTCTTATTACTACTACGGAGTTGGTATTAACGGATTCTGTATGAGTTTAGAAAATCCTAGAAAATTCATAAGTATTAACCAAACTAAATCAAGTCGTGCAAATCCTTATATGGCTTGGGGTAGAACAGGATTCCACGGTGGTTATTCTGATAACACAGACTCAGCTTCTTGGAGAACATATTGTTGGTCATTTGATCCTACTGACTCAGATCACACGGTTGATACTAGAGTTTACTACGGAAATGACAATAGTAACACTACAAACCCTGCTACTAACGGTGCTTCTACATCAACAACGGTTACAAACAAAACAGGTAACTACGGATTAACTTCATCTTACAACTACTTACACGGTGGGTTCTATTCTACTTGTTATCCACTACAATGTCAAGTTGATTGGTGGGGTAACTATGGTAATGGTGATAGTAGATACGGCGGAAATTTCGGAGAAGACGTAGCAAGTTAACAATAGAAGGAACATAAAAAATGGATTATTATTTTAATATTGCAACTAAAGAACCTTTTACTGGTAATACGGTTGCTGGTGATGACGCAGTTGCAAAAGGTATCGCAGTTAAAAAGACTGGGATTGCTGATGTTGAGTCTTGGAGATTATCTTTAGACGATAGTGGCAATGTAGTTGTATTTGCTGATGGTAAAACTGAGGCAGAGGCACAAACTCAAAAAGAAGAAGAAAGAACTGCTCAAACTGCTGCTGATTTAGCATTAGAAAAAGAATTAGAAGACGCAAGAGCGGCAGAATAATTCTAACTTTTAAATTGCTGGTTTTATATTATGGCTTATGACATCAAAGAGCTCACAAAAGAGATTCATCAAAACGCAGAGCGACAAGAGTTTGTAAAAACTTTAATGAGTGGTACGATTCGTCCAGAATTGTACGCTATCTATCTCTATAATCAATTACAATGCTATTCTGTACTAGAAAAGTATGGAATGGCAAACGATTTGTTTAGACAAACACCTGGTCTACAAAGAGCAGAAAACATACATAGAGATTACAAAAAATTGTGGCCTGATCTATCAAATCCACCACAAATAACTCCTAGTACACAAGCATACGTTAAACACATAGAAACTATACAAGACGATCCTGAAAAACTATACGGACATATTTACGTTAGACATTTAGGTGATTTATCTGGTGGTCAAATGATTTCTAAAAAAGTACCTGTAAAAGGTTATTATGATTTTTTAGGTAAAGGACAAGAATATAAAAGAATAGTTAAAGAAATCATAAATGAATATTTGAACACTTATCAAATTAATGTGATGGCTGAAGTAACTTATTGTTTTGAATCTGCTACAGAATTGTTTAAAGAGATGAATGAAATTAATAAACCTTTAGTATTAACTAATGAGGTTTTTGAATTTACAAGTGATAATAGAGATACCGAAAATGATCCTTTTAAAGGAACAGACATTGAAGGTAAAGATTAATGATTTGGGAAAGATTAATTAAACTAGAAAAAGAAATCATAGAAGTTTTAGACAAACATTTAACAGAATATAAAGAACCAGGTATGGATAGATTTAATAAACCTGGTTGGACAAATCGTACTTGGTCTAATATGAGTATCAGACGAGCACACGTTGATGTAGTTGACGCCAGAGAAACTAAAGGATTATGGATGGCACATATATGTTTATTTCCTATGAAGAAAAATGGCGGACCTATTTACGGTTTTGATATTATTGCAGGTAAGAATAAAATTACAGGTGCGTTCCACGATTTTTCTCCATTACTAAAGAAAGAACACCCATTAACAAGATGGTTTATAGAAGAAAACAAATGGTTTAAACCATCAAAAGTAAGAGAATTACCTGATTGGGCAAAAGCAATCTTTAGTGAAGGTATGATTGCTGCTGGTAATGTAAGAGAAGAAAAAGAATTAGAACAAATTTGTACTTTAGCATTATCTAATTTAAACGCATATATTGATAAAATAGGACATTTTAATAGTGATTCTAACGAGGAAGATGTCATAAGAGCACAAAATTTCTATTGTGAAAATCAACAAAAGAATCCTCACACCCCTAAAACTATGCAATCACTAGGGTTACCTGAAGAAGATATTAAGTTGTTTTGTGCTGATAATCTCTTTCCTACCATTAAATAAATCTTATAAATAGTATAAAAGATAAGGATTTTTATGGCAGTACCAGCTACAAGAGAAACATTAAAGCAATACGCATTAAGAGCATTGGGTAAACCAGTAATTGAAATTAATGCTGATGACGACCAATTAGAAGATAGAATAGACGAAGCAGTACAATACTTTCAGCAATTTCATTCTGATGGTATTAGAAGAACATATCTAAAATACAAATTAACTGCTGCTGACAAAGCTCGTTTGTCAGGTTTAAATCAGGAAAGTGAAACAAAGACAGATTTAAAAGATTCAAGTGTTTCAACAACTTGGTACGAAGATAAGAATTATCTTGTTGTTCCTGAAACCGTTTTATCTGTAATTAATATATTTCCATTCTCAAATAAAGGTAATATGAATCTATTTGATGTTAGGTATCAATTAAGATTAAATGACCTTTATGATTTTTCTTCTACATCTATAATCAACTATGATGTTGTATTAAGACATTTAGATTTTTTAGACCATATATTAGTAGGTGAAAAACCTATGAGATTTAATCAACACGATAATAGATTATATATTGATATGGATTGGAAAAATGATTTAGACGAAGATGAATGGTTAGTAATAGAATGTTATAGAAGATTAGACCCTAACACTTATACAGATATTTTTAATGACATATATTTAAAAAGATATGTAACTGCTTTATTTAAAAAACAATGGGGTGCTAACTTATCTAAATTCAATGGAGTTGCAATGGTTGGTGGCGTAACTTTAAATGGACAACAAATATATTCTGAAGCACTTACTGATATAGAAAAATTAGAAACAGAAATAAGAACTACTTACGAATTAAACCCAGCCTTTATGATAGGATAATACTATGCCAGTTAATCATTACTTTCAAGGTGGCAACGGTATAGGTAATCAAAACGAAAAAAGACTTTACGAAGATTTAATTGTAGAAGGTCTTAAAATTTACGGCCACGATGTTTATTACCTACCGAGAACACTAGTCAATAGAGATTTAATTCTAGGAGAAGATACAACTTCTAGGTTTGATGACTCTTGGATGGTTGAAATGTATGTTGAATCAACTGAAGGTTTTGCAGGTCAACAAGAAATAGTTTCAAAATTTGGTTTAGAGATTAGAGAAGATACTACATTTATGGTATCTAAAAGAGCGTGGGAATATCACGTTGGTTTAAAAGATAGTTTAATTGCTACAGGTAGACCAAACGAAGGTGATATAATTTACTATCCTTTAATGAACTCATTTTTTGAGATTCAATTTGTTGAAGATCAGGAACCTTTCTTTGCATTAGGTCAATTACCAGTTTACAAATTAAGAGTAACACGTTGGGAATACTCTAGTGAGAAACTAGATACAGGTTTAGAAGTCATAGATGGTGCTGAAGACAAATACACTTTAGATCAATTAAATTATAAGTTTAGTTTAGAAAGTGGTCAAGTTGCTTTAGATGGTGAAGGATCAATAAGATTAGAACAAGACTTACCTACAGGCGAACCTGCTTTCTTAATGAATGAAGACTTTACGGCATCCGTATTACAAACACAATCAGCATATGCGTCTAATACAGATTTAGATACTGAAGCAGGATTTGATACATCATCAGCATTAGATGATATATTAGACTTTACTGAAAGAAATCCTTTTGGAGATGAGGACTCAGCATAATGTTAGGTAATAGATTTTATAATCAAAGTTTAAGAAAACTTATTATTGCATTTGGACAAGTGTTTAATAATATAGTTATACAAAGAACTAATAGTACAGGTGGTGTAACTGCTAGAATAAAAGTACCTCTTGCATATGCACCTAAAGAAAAGTTTATGGTAAGATTAGATCAACAAGCAAATTTAAATAGTAGAGAATTTGCAACATCTTTACCTCGTATGGGTTTTGAAATTACAGGTCTTAATTATGACCCTACTAGAAAATTAACTCGTGTTCAAAAATATTCACAAGTGAAATCAGGTGAAGATGGTAAGAAAGTAAACTTTAATTATACACCTGTGCCATACAATATTAATTTACAACTATATCTTTTTACAGCAACTGCTGAAGATGGATTACAAATAGTTGAACAGATTTTACCATACTTTCAACCTGACTATACGGTAACGGTAAATATGGTTCCTAATTTAGATATTAAAAGAGATATACCTATTGTATTAGGAAATATTAGTTACGAGGATAGTTATGACGGAGATTTTACAAGTCGTAGAGCCGTTATATATACTATTAACTTTACTGCTAAAACATACTTGTTTGGTCCTATGAACAATCAAGGTGTTATTAAAAAAACAACAGCAGATTTGGGGACAGATACAGAACCTCAATTAACAAGGGAAGAAAGAGTTGTAATATTACCTAATCCTACAACTGCTGACGCAGATGATGATTTTGGATTTACAACTACAATTAGTTTCTTTAATGATGGTAAGAGATATGATCCATCAAGTGGAGGTGATACGTAATGAATAAACTTGAAGAAAAAGTAAATGAAATATTAGGTGTTGATACACCTACAAATATACAAAAAGAATTTAGTCCTCCTGTTGAAAGAAAAGAAGGTCAATTAGAATTAGCAGTTGAAAAAGATATTAATACAGATTATGATTATAGTAGAGAAAGTTATTATAGTCTAATTGAAAAAGGACAAGAGGCAATACAAGGTATACTTGATATTGCAAAAGAAGGTCAACATCCTAGAGCATACGAAGTTGCAGGACAATTAATTGGTCAAGTAGGACAAACGGTTGACAAGTTACAAGACTTACAGAAAAAATTAAAAGACTTAAAAGAAGTACCTAATAAAACAAATGCCAATATAAAAAATGCTTTATTTGTAGGTTCAACAACTGAACTACAAAAGATGTTAAATAAAAAAACTATTGAAACAAATAGTGAGAGGAAAAGTGAAAATGAAAAATTTGAAGGTAAAGACATCACACCCAAATAACACTTTTAAAACTCTTATAAGTAATAATAAGGAGTTTTAAATGATTGAAGTTAGAGAAATTGATTTACTCATAGCAAAGAGTTATCTAAAAGAAAAAGGTTTTGACGATAACAAAATCACAAATGAATTACAAAGACTAGAATTAGAATTAAATCATAGCATACAATTAAAAAACAAAGAAGGTCAAGTAGTAAAAGGACCTATATTTTATAAATTTAAAATAGGTGCTATTCGTTGGTTAGGTGCTTTTAATGGTAATAGATTAGTTGGCATACATTATCATTCCTCAAATTATCACGCCAATGATTTTCAAAGTGAATTAAAAGACATTATGGATGGTAATTTATACGCAGATGATGAAGAAGTCGCTATAGCATTAGATAACAAATTTAAAGAAATAATTGAAGATAAGTTTGAAGTTAATTATTCATATTCATTTCCACAAGATCAATTTGATTTAGAATTTAGAAAAAAATTAGGATATACCGTTTGGGCAAGTGCTAACATACGAGGAGGTACTTTATATTACTTAAAAAGACTTCCTGGTTTTAAACCCATATCTCCTGAAGAAGAAAAAGCAAAAAAAATAGCTAAATTAAAAAAACAATTGGAGGAATTAAATGCTTGAAGAACATAAGTTTCCATTAGAAAGTTTTATAGGAGGTTGGTATATAAATCCAAATGTATGTTCTGCTCTTATAGATTTATTTCAAAAAAATTCACAACTTCATAAAGAAGGTGTTATCGGTGGTCCATATAATGTTAATAAAGAAAACAAAGACTCTATTGATCTTGGAATACATCCTGATTATACAGACCCAGCGTTTATGGAATATAAAAAAATGTTAAAACAATGTGCTGGATTATACGAAAAAAAATATCCTGAAGTAAAAAATTTTAATCCTTGGGGAATGAATGAAGGTGCTAATATACAATATTATAAACCTGGTGCAGGTTATTTTGCTGAACATTGTGAAAGAACATCTAAAAATGAAAATCGTTGTCTTGTATGGATGACATATTTGACAGATACACCTGACGCAGGTACACATTTTAAATATCAAAATATAACAGCACCTTGTAAAAAAGGTTTAACTTTAATTTGGCCAACAGATTTTACACATACTCATAGTGGACAAATATCTGAAACACACGAGAAATATATTATAACAGGTTGGTTTGGATATGAAAAATCACTTTGGGAAGATGATCCTAGAAATGCTAAAGGCACAAACGTAATAGATAATCAACATTTTTAATGGCAATAACAGACGCATATTTAGGTAACCCTAATTTAAAGAAAGTTAACACACCAGTTAGTTTTACTAAAGAACAAATAGTAGAATA